CCAGCGAGCTACCCGGATCGCCGCCGGTGACGGTCAATCGAGGTGACAGCAGCAGGTCGGCGGGGGCGTAGTTCTGGAAGTTGGACATGATGTTTTACCTGAGAAAAATGAAGCTAGAGCTTCACCCAGTTGGTCGTATCGTACGCGACGTATCGGTTCGTGACACCCGCGGCTTGCGTCGTGGAAATGTTCACGCCTGCGCCGAGGTCGTCCCCAAGCGCGGGGAATACTTGCAACGTATTCACCGGATCGCTGTTGATGACGATGACCTCCAGGCCAGCGAGAGCGGGCGGGAGGGTCACGTTGTCGTTGGGGTTGGCGACGGTGGATACCTGATTCACGTTGCTGGTCAGCGCGCCGCTCCCCTGCAAAGGCGGGTTACTCGCCGTGATGCCTGCCGTGGTGATGAGGCGGAACGTGATCTGCTTGGCCGCCAGGTCGCCCGTGATCGTGCCGTTGCCGATGCCGAGGTAGTCCGATGTGCCAGCCGTGGGTACGTCAGCGCCGATCAGGATGTTGCTGTTGCCAGTCGTGAGAGTCCCACCCGCATTCCCACCAACGGCTAGGTTGACCTGACCGGTGCTTATGTTCGCTCCAGCACCCTCGCCCAAGCAAGTGTTTCCACCGCCTGTCGTAATGCTGGAACCCGCTCCATCACCGAGCGCAGTGTTCTGACCTCCAGACGTGTTCGCAGACAGAGAACTATGACCTACAGCGGTGTTCTGACTTCCTGTACTCAGTTTCAGTGCATCATCTCCAACCGCAACGTTGTTTATGCCGGACACATTCGAGAACAGCGCACGGTATCCGACTGCTGTGTTGAAGGCGCCACCCACATTTGCCGTCAGGGCCAAGCTACCAACTGCGGTGTTATTGTTCCCCGTCGTGTTAGCCTGGCCTGCTTTGTACCCGACCGCCGTGTTGTCAGTAGCATCCGTTGCGTTCAGAGCGTTGAACCCAACGGCGACGCAACGCGCTCCTGTCACGTTGGATGTGAGAGCCCCTGACCCAACGGCCGTCATCTCGCTGACGGTGCAGGCGTAAAGAGCCGCGTCGCCAACCGCCACGTTGTTGCTACCTGTGATGCAGCTAAAGAGAGAGGTGTGTCCGACCGCAGTGTTGAGCACGCCGCTCGTGAGACTGATTAGAGCGCTAGTTCCGATACCGCTGTTACCGAACCCGTTCAAGCACGCAGTAAGCGCGCTGGCTCCTATCGCGAGGTTATCTCCCCCAGTAGTACACGACGCGAGAGCCTGTGCTCCGACTGCTACGTTTTGAACGCCCGAAGTACAGGCATTGAGAGCGGTGTTGCCGAGAGCGGTGTTGTTCGTGCCTATACCCAAGGAAGTGAGCGCGCCGGTGCCGACTCCTAAATCTAGAAGCGGAACATTTTCTACGAACGGGACGCCGCCGACGGCCGTACCAGTCGGTCCAGTTGTGCCAGCGCTACCTGTGGGGCCCGTGACCACGCTCGCGGCTCCCGTCGGCCCTGTCGGACCCGTGACCACGCTTGCGGCTCCCGTCGGCCCTGTCGCTCCGGTGTTTGATGACGCGCCCGGCGCGCCGGTGCTTCCTGTCGCACCCGTGGGTCCAGTCGGCCCTGTCATGCCGCCCGCGCCGGCCAGCAGGAACCAACGCCCCGGTCCTGCCTTCGGAGCGATGCCTCCCGCCGTGAGCGCCTTCTGAAGCTGGTAGACGGTGTTCGGCGTGCCCTGCACGACGCAGAGCGACCCGTCGGCGAGCTTGCTGGTGTTCACACCCTCCAGCGAGCTACCCGGATCGCCGCCGGTGACGGTCAATCGGGGTGACAGCAGCAGGTCGGCGGGGGCGTAGTCCTGGAAGTTGGACATGATGTTTTACCTACAAGAAATCAGACTAGGGGCTTCTGCGGCAAACTGAGGGTTTCGAGAGCGGCGGACGACCCGGCCAGTGCTCCAAGCAGAGAGTTATTCACGGTTGCTATATGGAAGGCGCCGTAATCGCCCACCAGGACAGGGAAGGTGGCGACTGGGGCGATGCTCGTATACAAGTGAAACATGAACTGGCCGAGGCCAGCGAGCCCCGGTGGTGGCGGCGAGACAGTGATGGGAACTTTCACGGGGTTCAATTGAAAGCCGGGCGGGAATGGCCACACAATTCCGAACGATGTCGGCGTCCCGACACCGCCGCCGTAATCGGTGAGAGCACCTGGCGTGAAGTACAACCGCACATCAGCCGAGTCTCCGACGATGCGGTAGTTACCGAAAAATGTGCCGTCAGCTAGATCGGCGAACACGGTGTCCCATCCCCAGGTGTCGGTCACAACATAGGTGCCCGCGCCAAATAGGATAGATATCCCAGTACCCGGCACGACGTAGACCCCCGCTCCTGCCGGGACCGTGATGCCGGTGATGGTGGCGGCGATGGTGCTGGTGAGTGAGAAGATCGCAGTGCCCTCGATGCCGCCCGTCGTGATGACGACACCGTAGGTGGCAGGCGTTGTGCTGACCGGCGTGCCGAACGCATTCACCGTCCCTGTCGATGTGTTCCCGCCGCCAGAGGTGTAGCTAGTGAAGGGCCAGCACACGAACGGTGGCGTCCAATCGCCTGTGGCTGTCCAGTCGGACACGGGCGGTGCGGTGCCTGTCGGACCAGTGTTCCCCGTCGGACCCGTCACGACGCTTGCGGCGCCGGTCGGTCCGGTGTCCCCCGTCGGCCCTGTCGGCCCGGTGTTCCCCGTCGGACCCGTCACGACGCTTGCGGCGCCGGTCGGTCCGGTGTCCCCCGTCGGCCCTGTCGGCCCGGTGTTCCCCGTCGGCCCCGTCACGACGCTTGCGGCGCCAGACGACCCGGTGCTGCCCGTGGGCCCCGTCGCACCGGTGTTGGCCGCCGCGCCCATCGCGCCGGTGCTGCCAGTGGCCCCGGTCGCGCCCGTCGAGCCAGTCGGCCCTGTCATGCCGCCCGCGCCGGCCAGCAGGAACCAGCGACCCGGGCCCGCCTTGGGAGCGATGCCGCCAACGCTGAGCGCCTTCTGAAGCTGGTAGACGGTGTTCGGTGTGCCCTGCACGACGCAGAGCGACCCGTCGGCGAGCTTGCTGGTGTTCACGCCCTCCAGCGAGCTACCCGGATCGCCGCCGGTGACGGTCAATCGAGGTGACAGCAGCAGGTCGGCGGGGGCGTAGTTCTGGAAATTCATTGGAAGATGGCCTCGACTTCAGTGATCATCGCGGGGGTCTGGTCGAACACAACGCCAAGCGCGACCATGGAAATGGTGAACGCGACCAGATCCTCGGCGGTGCTCGATTCGTAGTCATCGGGGATGTGTGTTGGTGGCTCGCCGGCCTGGATGGCGCGCTTGTGATCGATCGCTGCCGAGCCGATGACGTAGAACCCGATGGTTCCACATGCACCAAGCATGAAAGCAGCGATAGGGGTCATCAGATGGGCAGACTGACCAGGGCGATGGCCATGTACGTTGGTCCCACGCCACCGCCAGCGACGACCACCTTATTCACCTGCGCAATAACCGTGACGGCATTGAGCGCAGCGAGGCGCTGGGATAGCAACAGCCGCGCCTCGGTCGGGTTGCCTGCCACGGCGGCGACCACGCGGGCGGCGGCCGGATCCACCGTGATCGATACATCGGTATCGGCGCGGACCAGCCACGCTTCCCAAAGCGGTCCGGCGCCCGCGCCGGCCATCTGCAAGTCAGCGATCGACTGCGGCGAAGCCGCGATGGCGGCGGTCAGCCGCGTGACCATTTCGGCCGCGTCTCCAGCCTGAACGGCCTGGATGTCGAAAGAGGGGGGCGTGTCTGAGTAACCTGCGTCGATGAGTGCCATGGTGGTTCTTCTTTCAGGTGAGCCGTACGTTGACCGGAAGCAGCGAAAAGCCTGACGGATCGGGCAAGCGCATCCCGCAGCGCGCAACGTCCTGCGGGACCGCGAGGCTGCGGCCGCCCTGGCACCACAGCGTGCCCGGCGTGAGCTTGGTAGCGGCGCGCAGGCCGCGCGTGGCAAGCCAGCTTGCCGGTTCGATGGCGGCCGTGGCCAGCGCGCCACCCGCGAGGCGCTGGATCTGCGACACCGCGAGGCTCACGCTGTCGGCGTGACCGATGACCTCACCGGCGCGCACGACCTGGCCGGGGGAGAGCGAGGAAGCGAGCGTGCCGAAGTAGGTGACAATGACCGGCTCGTGTCGGCTCGTCACCTCGACGCGATCGGGCCCGACGCGCGTGGCCGTCCCGCTCACCAGGGCGTACACCGGCGCGAGGCCGACGGTACTGCGGATGCCCAGCGTCCGGGCGCAACCCGTGCCGCCCGGACAATCCGTGACCTCGCCCTGGTCGAACACCGCGCGAACGGGTCGGACTAGCGCCCGGTAGGCCGCAAAGCCTCCGATAGCAGACCAGACCAGGACGCCGAGGGGTGAGCCCATGCGCCCGCAGGCTACATGGGGGCCCAAGCCAAGGCAAAAATTCGGTCGTCAGAGTCCGAGTCGCCCGAGAAGGCGGGTGACGCCCGGGTGCAGCGGGGCCGGCAGGCTTCCGACCGGGAACCAGCCCGCCGCGGTGTGCTCCGCGTTCAGGCGGAGCCGAAACTCCCGCGGCACCTGGCCCCCAAACGTCCAGTAGACCAGGCCGTCCGGGCGCCGCGTCACGTCGAGCGTGGCGCGCTCCATGTCCACCGAGCCCCGGTAGCCCGTCTCCTCCGCAAGCTCGCGCAGCGCCGCGTACGGGGGCGCGGCGTCGGTCGGCTCGACCATGCCGCCTGGGAGCGCCCAAGTGCCGTCGTCGCTCCGACGGAGCAGCAGGATGCTTCCTGTGGGGGCGACGAGCAGGATGCCGGCGGCGTAGCGCATGTCACTCGTCGTCGTCCGCCTCGGAGTCGGGGTCGGCATCCGTGTCGTCGGCTTCCTCCGGCGAGGCATCTTCGTCGTAGAGCCTCTCTAGCTCTGCGACCTCCGCGAGCGTGGCCTTCCGCGCGGTCAAGATCAGGGTGGGCGATCCGCTGAAGTCCCGCAGGCGCAAATGGTACTCGCTGTCCGAGTCCAGGCTCGCGAGCGCCTCCACGATTTCGCTGTCCGGTTCGTCGAGCCCCACGAGCAGCGGCACGTCCTCCGGGCCGCCCAGCGACTTTTCCAGCGTTTGCAGTCTTGTCATCGGGTTCTTGGTCATGGTGTTCACTTCCACTGCTTCATCGCAGCCCTTGCGGCCGCGCCTTGCCGCGGTCGAACGCTTGCAGCTTGCACGGCCCCGTGTAGCCGATGCGCCGGCCCGTCACTAGCTCTGCGATTGCGTCGGCGACGAATTCAATCACGTCGTCGTCGCGCTTGTGCCACTCCGCCACCCACTTCACCCAGTGGTCGTCGTTGTCGAACGCGGAGCGATCGCGACGCACGGCGACCCGCTCAGGGCCGAGCACGAATTCGCCCGGGTACAGGAAGTCGGTCGCGTGCCCGAATTCGTGCGCCACGATCGCCGCCACCGTGTTCTCCGGTAGCTCGACCATCTCGGGCGCGAGCATGATCACGATGCCGTCGTCGCGCGTCCCCGCGAAGTGCCGCGGGGAGTCGTGCATCGACGGCGCGACGTAAAGCTGCACGCGCTTGGCAGCGGCGAGCCCCGCTTCCATGAACGCTTCGCGCATCACCAGGAAGTAGGGCTCTAGGATCAGCAACGCCTCCTCGGGCGTCACGCTGGTCGTCGTGTCGGCGCACTCAGTCACGCGCCTCTGGGCTCCCGCTACCGCCGATACTGCTGCGCCGCGGCCTGGACCTGGCGCACCGCGTTCGCCACGTACTCCGGGGGCACGTGACCGGCCTGCGTGCCAGCGCGCAGATGGCGCCCGGCCTCGTCGGGCGTGAGCATCACGAGGGTGTCGCGTCGCTGGCACTGGCAGCACGGCACGTTCGGGTGAAGCGCCCCGTGGCGCTGCGAGTAGGCCCACGGCGGGCTGTGCGGCGTTCCAGGCGGCGGCTGCCCCTGGCTCACGAAGATGCACTCGTCCCAGGACACCACGACGTGCTGCCGCTGCCCGCAGGTGTCGCACACAATCTCGAAACGCACGCCGTCGGGCTGGTAGCCCGTCCGCGAGGCGTAGTGGTCGTCGGCCCCTGCTCCGCCGAGCGCGCCGGCACCGAACTGGGCAAGGTCAATGTCGTTGAATTCGTCCGCCATGAAATGTTCCTTTCGTCGTCCCGGCCAGAGGATAGCCTAGCGCCTGGCCAGAACGCTACTTTTCAGGATTGACCTTGCGAAGGGTCGCTGTGGAAATACCTTGCACCGGGGTCCGGTCCGGGTCGGACACCGATGTCAGCGCCTGGAGCCGCAGCCGCGCTATCCGTAGGTCAAGCTGCATCCGGCTCAAATCCTCGATGAATTCCCGTAGCTCGTCGAGCTTCGTGAGCAAACCAGAGCGATCTAGGCCGGCAATCAGCTTCTCGGCCTTGGCCAGCGCATCGATCGCTTCCGCGATGCTGTCCACCGCTGACACTGCCGGCCTTTCTTCTAGACCGCTTTCGCGCGGCCCGCACCCAGCCAGGGAGGCGTGGTGTTACGCAGCCTGCGTAGCACTCCGATCATCGAGTCGAGCGCTTCGCTTGCTCGGCGTTCGGCCTGAAGCTGCGCCTCCATCGCTCGGATGACGGCAGCCTTGATCGGTGTCCCCGAAATACCCCGCACCGGCGTCGATGCGGGGGGCTCGGACAGCGTGAACGTCACCGGCTCCCTTGACTGCGATACCATGCTTCTATCGCTCCTGTCGCGTGGCCGACCTTCTCAGTGAGCGCAGTGACTGCTGCGCTGGTCTGCTGGGTGTACGAACTGAATTCCTCGTCCGACACGGACCGAGCAACGTGCTCCTCCATGCGCTTCACCGCGTCGCGGACTTCCGCCAAGTCCTTCTGCACGCCGTCGAGTCGCTGACGCAGCAACGCCAGGCTCTCGTCCGCTGCGATTTCCTTCTTCACTCGCTGCGGCAGCGTCGCCAGGCTTGCCACGACTCCCGCCGCCGCTGCGCCGAGCAGCTTTCCCATTTCTTCGATAGACATGAGTGGAAATCGTCATGCCCGTCAGCTTGGGTTGGATCCGGCGAACACGTAGATGCCCAGATCGGGGAACGGCTTGTGGCTTTTCTGACCAGGCAAAGGGAAGGCGTTGGTGCCGTACAGGTTGCTGAACTGCGCGTCGAACGACCCGAAATCCCATTTTTGGGAACTGGGAAATTCTGTCAGGGTGTTGTTCCGGTAGCAGGCGATCATCAATTCGTCGCCCTTGGCGACCGTGTAGTACGGCCGGAACAGGGAGCCGGGCGCGAGATTCGATACCGAAGGATCGATGATGCCCTGCTGAAACGCGCCGAGCGGACTGATCCCATTCGGCGGTGGCGGCGTGGTAGGCGGCATCGGAAACGTACTGGCGAAATTCGGTGCCGCATTCGGCGGTAGCAGCGGCAGCCCCGCTGTCACCAGTCCTTCTGACAGGTCGGTCGGCACGTCGATGAGTTCGGTGCGCAGGTTTCCCTGCGAAGGCCCCTGCGCGGTGATGATGCCCGGAATGGGCGGACTGGGCAGCGCTGGCTCGGGCTGCTGGTACACCACCGTCTCGGTCGCAGCCGGCAGCACGAAGCGATCAGGTGACGACGGAGCGAGGTACGAGTCGGGCGCGCCGAACGCTTCCTTCGACAGGTGGTAAGGGAGGCGGCGGCGCTGGAAGTCACCCACGTTTCGCAACCGCCAGATCAGCAGGTAGCGGTAGTCGAATACCGGGAGGCTGCCTTCGACTGACCCGACCACTGCGGGGAACCAGAGAGCCATCTTGGCTCCCATCGGCACCGGAAGGCCCTTGAGCAGGTACGGCGAGAACCCGGGTTTGCCCGCGTCGTCGTCGAGCGTGCCGGGGAACACGATCGGTGTGAAGGTCGAGTGCCCCTGGTAGCGAGCCTCGAAACCATCGAATGGACGTAGCACGGAGGCCACGGTGAACTGTGCGTCTGCAAGTACGTTCTGACTCACGGTGTCTCTCCAGTGCTTTTCGCGTAGACCCTGTACGCAAGGTATCCCCCGAGCAACGCCCCGAACAGCGCAAGCGACGCGCTCGTGCCCGCGTCTTGTCGCACGCTCGGATCTGCGTCGCTCCACCCGCGCGTGGCGCGCAGCGTGTTGCGCGCAGCGCCGACGAGCAGGAGCCCCGCTCCCGCGCCCATGGGCCCGCCCAGCCAGAACCCGGTGCCGGTGCCGGCGGTCGCCAGGACCAGGCCCACGCCCGCGCCACGGCGTGCCGCGCGGTACG